GGTACGTCTCTTTGCCGGCGATCGTATCGAGGAAAAACTGTCCGTCCACCCACGCCCTCTCATCGTCCTGGTGAATCTCGCCCCGACCCACCGGCAGGTCCTGCCACCGGTGCCCCCAGTACGAGATCCGCACCTTCTGCCCGTCGTGAAACGCGCCCGGCAGCGTCACGTCTCCGTCGTGGTCGATCACATTGAACGTCGAAAACACCGCCCTGAACGACCCCTCCGGGCCCTCCGCTTTCAGCTCAATCGGTGCCCGGTACGTTTTCTTTAACATTTCTCCTCCCTCATAGTGCGGGTTTTCAACCCGCGGAAAACTCCACGCTGCAGTCGCAGTACGCATTTTCCTCCGCCCCACCGCGCGGGTCGCCCGGCCACCGCTGCCCGTTCGGGAACGTCTCCCGGATCCCCACGCTCACCCCGTCCTGCGCGGCGTGGCTGTCCCGCGGGTTCGAACTGTTCACGCGCCACGTCTTTTTCGTCAGCCCGCCCGCGTTCGCCGCCTCGTGCGCCCCAAAATTCGCCGCCGCGGTCACCCCGCTCACTGCCTGGCGCACCGCCCACACGCTCGCCGCGGTCGAAAACAGATCCTTCACCGCCTGCAGCGGGTCCACCTCGCGCAGCGCCTGCTCCACGCGCCCGCGCGTCAGCTCGTTAATATACGTCGCCTGGATCCGGCTGTGCTCCTGCAGCCAGGGCAGCATCCGCTCCTCCGACACATCCGTCTCCAGCCGCTCCGCAAACTCCCCGGCCCACGCCCCCGCCGTCAGCACGTTCAGCTTCACCAGGTCCTCACCCAGCTCCGCATTCCACCGCTCATCGTCCCACCACACCCCACCAATATCGGTTTTCGTCATCCCGACCTGATCTTCGGAACGATCTCGGCCCTTCGGCACCCGGCTGACAATCGCCGCCTCCTGCCGCCGGTAATGCCGCGCCAACCGCTCCGTCCACTGCGCCTCGTGCCGCTCCCGCAGCCCCGGCTGCGCCGTGTCCAGCTCCCTCCCCTTTGTAGTGCGGGTTTCCAACCCGCGGGAGGCCATCCCATCCGGCGCGCTGTCCCGCGGGCTCGCCTGTCCCCCCACGATCACATTCAGCGGGGTCACCAGCGCCCCCGCGTCCCCCTCCATCGACGGCAGGTTCATCCGCGCCCGCGCCTCGTTCGCCGTCATCCACGGCCTGCCCACCGCGCTCTGCATCGCCTTCGTCTGGTCCTCGAAATCGCCACTCAGCTTCTCATTGATGTTAAACTCGACGTACACGCCCCGCGTATCCTCAAACTCGGGCAGCAGCTGCAGCTCAATGTCCTGCTCGATCATTGCCAGCTGCGGGCCCAGGCAGTCCTGGTACAGGTTCTTGTGCTGCTCGCGGATGTTTGAAAACGTCGCGTTGTCCAGGATCCCCACCATCGGCAGCGGAATGTGGTACGCCCGCGCGCACTCCTCGCGCGTCAATTTCCGCCCGCCCAGGTACTCTGTCTCCTGCGCGTTAAACGACACCGACTGCCAGGTCATTCCCTCCTCGAGGATCGCCGTCTTCCCCGAGTTCTCCCCGCCCGAGTACAGCGCCTCAAACTCGTCCTTAAACCGGTCCCGAGCCCGATCGCTCCACTCCGGCGCGTTCGCGGGCCGCTCCAGGATCCCGTTCATCCGTGCCGCGTTCTGCCACAAATGCTCCCGGTAATCGCCCGCCGAATGTTCCTCTGCCAGAACCCGCCGCAGCGTTTCCAGCGGCGCCAGGCCGCTCACTGCGTTCTCCGGGTTATACCCCCGCACGTGCACAATGTCCTCTGCTGGGACCGGGATCCGTCGCCCGCTCATCACGATCTCATACCCGCTCGGAAACAGCCCTCCCGTCACCTCCACGTAGGGAGGGGGGATGCGCAGCAGCCCGCGCGGCGCCCCGGAGGCCCGCACCTTCAGCCAGTACGCGTTGAAATAGATCCCTAGGTCCGACACCAGCGACTCGATCAGCCGGTACCGGGTCACCTTGAACGCTGCCGGCAGCGGCTGTCCCAGGATCTCCGCCAGCGGATGGTCCCGCAGCCGCAATCGGTCCGTCTCGCTCACCCGCCGGAACACGTGCAGCCCCAGCTGGGCAATGTTCCTGGCCAGGAAATCCACGCACGTCCGCACGTTCGGCTGCGTCCGGTACAGCGTGGCATAGTCATAGTTGAACTGGTCATACAGGCGCACGCTCCCTGCCCGCCGGTTGATCGGCCACCAGGCGGGCTGTGCGTCCACCAGCGCCCCTGCACTCATCACAAAAGCCATACGCCACCGCCTACCCTAGAACCTGTATGAAATCGACGTTCGACCGGTCGATCACCACCTCCCCGTCCATCCGCACCGTCTCTCCGCCCGCCTTCACCAGCTCGGCCTCGCGCAGCACCAGGTATCCCCATCGACGCTGCCACAGCACGCCACGGAACGCCCGATCCGTCCGCGTATTCACCACCACCCGCCGTTTCACAGGATAAAAGCTCATCATCGGGCATTGCTCCTCACCACGAGCCGCCCCGTCGCCGCCGCCCGTCCCGTCCCCGTCGAATACCACCGGTACGGCCACCGGCCTACCTCGTCCACGTCAATATCCGCGTGATACTGGCCCACTGCATCTTTCACCAGCGCCACGTCCACCCCGTACGTCAGCGTGACCTCGTTCCCGCTCGGGTCCTCGTACCACAGGTACACCGCGGTCGGATCCTGGTCGTTTCCGTCAATGTCCATAAATACGGCGGACAGCCGGACCTCGTCTCCTACATCATAACAACTCACGATTCCTCCACTATATCGGCGGAACGAGATCTATCGCCACGTCGCCCGCCAACGCATCGCTCGCGCTCACGCGGGCCGCCAGCGCATCGCCCACGGTCACATCGCACGCCAGCGCATCGCTCACGGTCACATATCCCAGCATAGTCGTCACCGTTGGGCTGCCAAACCATCCCAGCACCCAGCGCAGGATGCTCCGTACCGCGGCCATTCTATGTCACCCCGGTAATCGGATCGGCTGTTGCATCTACCGTCACCGTCTTCGTCGTAAACAGCGTCCCGTCCGTCTTGCGAATGGACCACGTATTCCCGGCAAGGGAGCTTTCCAACGTCGCCAGAATGATCGCCGCCAGGCTCGCTGCATTGGCCGCATCCTCGACGTTATCCACGCCGCGCTTCAGTATCTCGTCCGCGATGTCCTGCGCCGTGGCCGCCGAGATCACCACGCCGTCCGTCCCTGTGTCCAGCAGGATCGCGTCCACGTTTCCGTCCACCACCGCCAGTGCCGCCGCCGTCGCCAGGTCCGTCAGCGCGCCGCCGTTCGGCAAATTGTCCGTCACCGCCTTGACCGCGTCGATGATCACGTCCAGCCGACCGCCATCTGTCCAATCCGTCTGCAGCTCGTTCGTGTCCGCCAGGACAGTGTTCAGATCGGCCTGGTTCTCGGCAATGTCCGCGCTCACGCTCGCCCCTGCAGGCGCGCCCAGCCGCGCAAAACTGTCCCCGGTCTGTGCCGTATGCCCGTTCAGCGCGTCCAGGTATCCTGCGCGCGCCGCGGTCAGTCGGGCGATCAACGTATCCACGTTTCCGTCCACCACCGCCAGTGCCGCCGCCGTCGCCAGGTCCGTCAGCGCGCCCGCGTTTGGCAAATTGTCCGTCACCGCCTTGATCGCGTCGATGATCAGGTCCAGCCGCCCGCCATCGGCCCAGTCCGTCTGCAGCTCGTTCGTATCCAGAAGCACCGCGTTAATGTCCGCGCCGTTATCGTTGGCCGTCTGCGCGGTCAGGCTCACCGCTGCCACGTTCACCGACCCGGCGACGATCTCATAGGTCGTCGTCGCATCCGGGTTTGTCTCCCAGTTGGGCGTGACCGCCGCCGTATCCGTCGCTCCGGTGTACCCGTTAATCAACCGCGACTGCCCGGCCCCCGTTCCCGTCAGCAGGTTCACCACGCACCCGTTCAGAATATTGTCTCCAAACGTGTGCCCTGCCGCCAGTTGGATCGTCCCTGCCGTGCCGCCCTGCGCCGTGCCCGAGGCGATCGGCGTCAGGCCCGTTCCTGCTCCCGTGGTCCACGCCGCGTCGCCGCGATCTCGGATCGCCTCCAGGCTGTCGCTGGCCTCGCTGAACCCGCTCCAGTCGCCATCGCTCGCTGCCAGTTTGGCAATGATCGAATCGTCGGCCACGTCGTCCGCGTCAGCCACCGCAGCCAGGTGGTCCAACGCGTTCGCCTCGATCGCGTCCTGTACCTCGCTCTGCACCTCAGCATCCCACGCGGCATTCCACGGCACCGCTGTCAGCTGGTCCCCGTCGCCACCGGCCTCTGTCAAACCAACCCCCGCCGCGCCGATCTCTGCCGTGTCCAGCAGCACGTCGTCCAGGATCAGGTCCAACCGGCCGCCATTCGTCCAATCGACCTGCAGCTCATTCGTATCGGTGAGGATCGCATTGATGTCCGCCCCGTTGTCGTTCGCCGTCTGCGCGGTCCCGTTGACCTCGAGGACGTTGACGTGGAACCCGGTCGGATCGGCTTGGCTCTGCGTCTCCCACTCGTTCACAATACCCGCCGCCGTGATCGCGCTATGCGTGTTCAGCGCGCTGGCGTCGATCCGCGTGGCATCGTCGACCACGGCGTCCCGGATCGTGTCGGTGGGGTCCGCTCCCTCGATCTCTACCACGTCACACTCGAGGTGTCCGCTTGCGTCCACCGTCAAGCTCGTGATATTGCTGATCTCTGTGATCAGCTCCAGGTTATCCGCTGCCGTCGCATCGTCCGAGATCTGGTGGACGTTCACGCGCGGGATGCGGTCGATCGAGAATGACCCGGCGTGAAAACTGACCGTTGCCCCGTCTACCGTGATGCTCGACACGATCACGTCAAACTCGCCGCCGGACGTGTAGAACCCCGCGTCGTCATTGTCGGACAGGTCCACAGAAAAGCCGTGGATGCCTGTGAGGCCGTCAAAGTCGATCCCGTCCGTGTCGAGCAGCGTATACCCGCTCTCGCTGGATCGCTGTGTAGTGCTGCCGTTTTTGTAGATCTCGATGTCGGTCGTCGCCAGCCCCGAGCACGTGACGGA